CAAAAATATAATGCGTGAAAACCCATTATCAACATAGTTTACACCTAATGAAGAAACAAATATTATAAAAAAAATTTTTTTTTATAATAAAAGTCGGCATTTAAAAATGGAAAAGGTGTAAAAAATATTATGATGTTATTATTGGTGATATTATATAAAAATTAAAAAAAAAATATTTTAAAAATATTTTTTTTTATATTATACTTTTTCTATTTTTAATCATCGTATTCATAATATTCATCATCTGGTGGAATATCATCAAATAATGGACATCCGACACCTTGGCGCTGAAAATGGTCATATGGATCTTGCAACTCAATTCGCTGCTCACAGTGCCAACACCAGTTTTGACCACATAATTCATTCGTGCAAGTTATCTTATTGCATCCAGAAATTTTCTCTGTCATCACATCACAATAAGGACATTTTTTAAGTTCAAAATCGTGGTCTTTTGGTCGATGGTTTTCGCAAAATCGTTGCAAATGTTCTTCATGTCCATCTCCACAAGCAATTTCACCTGCTTCGAAAATCGTCCAACATCCTTCATAAGAACAAAATCTATATTTCATAGTCTCATCCATACCTTTTCGAAGTAATTGGTTTAGTGCATAATCACAAGGCGTATCTTCAGTACTCTGTAGAACTGTATAGCGACATGCTCCACACTTATGATACATTGGTGTGATAAAATCGCCATGTTTATAGCATTTCAGTTGCGTCATTTGGTCGTTACATTCACAACAAATCCAATGACCGCACGGCAATACATTATATAATGTTTGTCCATTATGTTTTGGCTTTCCTTCATCCAAACATATAATACATTGAACAATATATTTTCCTTTACTCCTCTTAACTGGTAAATACATAAGTTGTTGAAATTCTTGACGAATATCAATAATTTGTTGAGGAAGCATTGGTATTATTTTCTTTGGGTTTTCTTTTGTTGACATCATATATGTCTTTTCTGTAGTATCCAACATTTGTGTTTTATTACCAGTATCATTTTGCATTGCAATAAGATAATCTTCAATCGGCTCACGCCCACTTGAATACATTACTGACCTTTCTTTTAGAGTTAATTCAAGAATATCATGAATTGTAGAATAATCAATTCCATAAGTAGTTTGAACTTCTTTAGTATTAATCGGATAGTCTTTGACAAAGTCTATAATTTCTGCATTCCGTTGTTGCAATAACGCATTATTAGTAACACCATATTCGCTATTCTTGCTCATCTCCATAACTTTTTCATTTAATTCCTTGAGTTTTGATTCTGGAACATTAGCTGCGATAGGAATTAATACAGAGGATTGGACACGACGAGTGTCATTACTACCAAATGGTTTGTCACAGTATTCAAATGTATATTCATCTGGCTTCTTTTTATTACTACCAATAATAATACCACAATCTGGCAAAGATGGAATTGGGTTAACTTTCTTTTGTAAATGTTTGGGTTTGTCCTTATTAGCAATATATTCTTCAGGTGTAGCCCAAGTTGATGGATGTAATAAACAAACTGTTCCAATTAAATTTGGCAAATCTGGAACAGTTGATACTTCATTATACTCAAATTTTTCTTTAATCTGTGGAATATACTTCTTTTTACGAAGAATCATATAGATTGACTTCATTTGAGTAATAAATAGTTGTAGTAGCTGCTTATCTTCAGTCTTTTTAAATAATTCTTTTCCATAAATTTGCAGAAAACGGTAAAGCATCATTGAATTTTGATAACTAAACCATACATCATGGATTACAAATGTTCCAGTATCTGTTTTCTTACCAATCATATTGTAGAGGAATTCTTCTCCTTGCGTCATATGTTTTTCGCATATTATACGCAAAATAGACGGAATTTCAATATCAAGTGTAAGAATACACATACACAATAAATTAATAATAAAACCTGAAATTGTAGTTTTATTTTTAGTTAATCCATATAGGAATGTTTGTAAAGAATAGTAAATAATTTTAGAATCAACCTTTGTAATAGCTGGAATAATCATACCATTATCTTCAGATTTACCTGGTAACCAAATAATACCAGAATAAATTTGTTGGAACAACCTAATAAACGTAGCTCCAGATTGGTCTTTAATTGCGTCTTTAATGAGTTTTTCCCCTTCTTCAGACTGTGCCCATAATTTGAGCTTATCTGAAACAGTAATAAGTCCAATCATATCTTGTCTTAACATCTGACAGATATAACGTTCCATCGTGGAATCATTAAAACGCGATTCCATTAATTCTTTGACATGGTTTTTGTCAGTTGGATTAGTAATATTGTCATAATGTGTAGATAACCATGAAATATATATTTTTTGAATAGTTGTTCCATCCGCAAAGATATGGTCTTTCAAGAAACGAACCATGTTATCAATTTTTTTATAAGCATTGTCTTTTGTTCCAACCAATAATGCTGGATTTTTTTGAATTGTTTCTTTCAATACTTTAACAAATTCAAGAATTTCTTCTGGAAAATGTTGTAAAAAATACTCAGCCATAATTTGTGAAATAATGTCATTATGGATGATCCATCCATTAAATCCAAAATATTTTTCAGGAATTATCATTCCTTGTCCAAGTTGTTGCTCAGACAGACATTTATTACCATAATGTGTAAGAGTAAAACAGTTATACGTAACTTGATTTACATTTTCTTGCAATATTTCACGAATTTTCATGTGCAAATCATTTTCGATCCACTGCTTAGTATGTGGGCTGAGTAGTAATTTTAAATCTGTGATAGTTGATAAATTACTGGTCCGAATAATGTTTCCAAAATTGTCATCCTTAAAATCACCATTAAAATCACCATCTCCAATAAACCATAATGTTTTTTTATCATGCGATTTAGCTATTTCTTGAAAAGCTATCTTAATATGTTCCGTATATGTGTAAGTATCCCAAATTTTCCAATGATCCTCCCTCATTTCTTTAATTTGTTGAATGAATTGAGTTAATAATATCCATTTGTTTTGCATATTGTATTTATTATATCCCCTCATACCAAAGCAATAAATCTTTGCATTAGGATATTTTTCAGCAATAAGCTTTAAGTGGTAAATTAAATATGGACCGGACACCCTTTGTGACATAGAAACATCCAACAGAATATATAAGAATATTTGTTCGTTTTTTCCTTTCCTAATATATTCCCCCGGATGAGTATTCGGATTTTCAATAACTATTTGCGCAGTTGTTTGCGCAGTTGTTTGCGCAGTGTTTATTTTTTTCGACAGCATAGTGTGAGCGAAGAGCCAAGAATGACGAGAATGATGAGCGCGTTTCTCCTATCAAAAGATAAGAGGTGCCAAAATGGCAACGGTATTTATTACTAACCTGTATATAATCATTTTTTTTTTAGCCTTATACAAGTTATTTTCTTATTGTTCTTTCTTGCGTTGTAGCCAAGGGTCATCTCCTTCAAGTCCTGACATTAATTCAGCTGTTGGGACCTCAACTTTTTCATTTGGTTCAATAACTTTATTTGAACCAATAATTTCATTATCACCAGTGTTCTCAGTTTTATCAGTTCCACCAGTTTTATCAGTTCCATCAGTTTTATCAGTTCCACCAGTTTCCCCAGTTTCCTCACTATCTTCAATTAAATTTACTTTAGCGTTTTCAGCGTCAATTCGTTTTTTCTTTTCAATATTATCTTTCTTATTTTCTTCAATTAATTCATTTTTACGTTCATCATAAAATTCTTGTGCATCACGACGATTAGTATTATATTTATGCATAAGTGTGTTAAGTTCATCATAAGCATATTCTTGGTGTTCAATATCATCTTCATTTGGGTTAAATATACACCAAGTTCCTGTTTGAAGAATATGAATATTATGTTGTGGGTCAATTACCCGAAGTTGCTTACATTTTGCTTGACATTCTGGAATTGAATCATAAACACCTCTAATCTTAAATCCGCGACGAGTTGGTTGAAAATCATTTTGTTTATAATAAGTATCTTCTAAATCATCTGCATTTTTCTTAAAATAAACAAATTGTTCATGTAAATCATTTTTAATTAGATAATTATAACGCTCTTTTATAGTAGTAAAAATACCTTTATCTTCAGTATATTTATTTTCAAGAAACTTCATAACATCCCCTAAATCACCAAGAATTGATTTCATAAAATGTTCTAACATAAATGTTTCTTTACTTTTAAGAATATCTGTTGGTTCAAGAAATGATACAAGAGCATAGTTTTGTCCTTTAATTGAAGGGTCTTCCATAAGAGCATCGCGTTCTGATACTTTAATAAGATTTTGATTAACTTTGCGTGTAGCTGCAGTTTTTTTTTTAGGAGGCATATGATTGATATATATTAATATTAATGCTAATTATAAATAATATAATATTTAAATAAATTATGTTATTTAAGCTTTAAATAATAATATAAATTAATTTGAAGTTATAAATTATATATATTTTTTTTAAATTAACAAGAAAAATAATATATTAGTAATATAATAATAAAAAAAAGTTATATAATAATAATATTTTATAATGAATCAAAATACAGGTAAAAATAATCAAGCTGCGTCTACTCCTGCATTTGAATTAGATATAAATGAAGTAATTATAAGACTTTCAAAGTATTTATTAGAAGGTTTAGTAGTTGTAGTAGTAGCATTCTTATTACCATCAAATCAATCAATACCATTAGAAAATATAATTATGCTTGGATTAGTTGCAAGTATGACATTTTCATTACTTGATTTATTTGCACCATCAGTAGGTCAGCTTACTCGTGTTGGTTCAGGCTTTGGCATTGGAACTAAACTTGTAGCAGTTCCAGCTAAAGGATTGATGGGTATTCCATTCTAAGTAAATAAAGAAGATATATATATAATTTATTAAATTTTATTCTTTTATATTTACTACTTAAATTTAATAAATTTAATAAATTTAATAATTTTACTACTATTTTTTTTGTAATATTATAATAAATAATATAATTATATCTTTATAAAAATGCATAAAGAAAGTGCTGTATTATTTTCAACACTATTATATTTAGTGATTGATTTACTATATATAAGTTATTCAAGTAATTTTTATAATAATGCAGTATATCGTATTCAAGGTCGTCCAATGCCGGGTTTAAATAAACCTTTTGGATATATAATAGGTAGTGCAACATACATAATTTTAGTATTTGGTTGGGCATATTTTATTGGAATGAATACTCATAGTTATACATCATTTTGGAAGCAATTAGAGAGTTCAATAATATTTGCATTAACAGTATATGGTGTTTTTAATGGAACAGTGTATTTAATGTTTGATAATTACGGTATTGATGTATTAATCCGCGATACATTATGGGGGGTAAGTGTAGTGTCAATTATAAGTATGCTACATTTATTTATAGTTAAATATGTTTTATATCAATAAGATAATTTTAATTATTTTTACTGCTGAGATTATGTAGAGATAATATGCGCGATATTGTATAGATTATTTGCATTTTCTTATTTTTATATTTTTATATTTTTATATAATTATTATATTATATATAGATTATATTATATATAGATTATACTATATATAATGGTATATATATTGATAGTTATATGCGCGTAATTTTCTACATATATTTTATTGGTGATTCGGATTTTCAGAAATTCAGAAAATCCGAATTTTTCTTTATTTAAAGATTATTACTAATATTATATATAAATATATAAATAATATTTTTTTATAGTTTTAATTATGAAAGTTATTGAAAATTTACTATTGTCATTAACATATGTATCTTTATTTAATACAAGTGGAGCACAAGCATTTATGTTTAATCAAGAATTAATTAAAGATACTACTGAATGTCAGCTATGTGTTCATAGTCTTGATATGTTTGAACAAGAACTTATTAATAAGATTGAACCTAAGACTATTCAAAATAAAGTAGAAGAACTATGTTCTTTATTTAAGAAGCCAAGTCAATATAATTCATGTCTTCAATTATTAGGAGAAGTAATGGTAGAAGGAGTGAATTTTTTTAAGAATTATGTTCCATATGCAATTTGTGAAAAATTACAAGTATGTGTAGCAAAAACTAAAAAGCAAAAACTTGAAAAGAAGCATCTAAATGAATTTGTGAAGTTTAAGAAAAACTATAATAAGAAGTATGATAATATTGAAGAGTATATTAAGCGTCATAAGATATTTAAAGAGAATTATATTTTTATTGAAGAACATAATAAGAAGAAAAGTAGTTTTAAACTTGGTGTGAATCATATTGCGGATATGACTAATAATGAATTCACATCAACATATACTAATAGAATTATGAAATATCATTATAAGAATAAACTAAAAGATAGTTTTGAATGTAAACAACAAGATACATTTGATAGTTATAATGGAATGCTGGGGAGAAGTGCTTATCCAAAAAAACTTGATTGGCGTGAAAAAGGAGTTGTTGGAAAAGTTCGCAACCAAAAATCATGTGGAAGTTGTTGGTCATTTGGTAGTGCAGAAAGTATAGAAAGTATGAATGCCATTCATACTGGTAATTTAGTAGTATTATCAGAACAAGATTTAATTGCGAATGATAAGAATGATTTAGGTTGCAATGGTGGCATACCAGAACATGCATATGAATATGCTATTAATAATGGTTTATGCTATGAAAGCGAATGTCCATATATGGCAGATGATAAAATTAGCTGTGATAATGATAATTGTTCTAAAAAGATTTATATAGATGATTGTATGGATGTAAATATGAGTCAAGAATCATTAATTAAAGCACTTCAAAATGGTCCAATAACTGTAGCTATTGAAGCTGATAAACAGATTTTTCAATTTTATAAAAATGGTATATTATCATCAGATGAATGTGGAACTCAATTAGATCATGCAGTTCAAGTAGTTGGATATTATATTGGTGATACAAATAATGATTCATATTGGATTGTAAGAAATTCGTGGGGAGAATCATGGTCAGATTTAGGAGGATATATACATATTGGTATGTCAGATACACCATTTGGGATTTGTGGTATTAATATGGCAGCAAGTCAGCCAATTATCTATGATAAGGATGTCCTTGATATATAAATATAATATATAATAATAAAAAAAATGAATATTTTTTTTGTGTAAATTATAATTACTATAATTATAATATTTAAATTTCATTTATAAAGAATAAATAAGCCGTTTGTAGTCTTATGTGTGCTGTTTCGCCGTCAGTTGTGATTATTTGGTCATTTAAGACTGCAAAATTCGGCATAGTCTATATTGTTTAAGAACAGTGCGTTTTTTCTTAAAAAGCTTAGTAATAAATAATGGTATTTTATATTCTTATAATAAAATGCATTTTTTTTAAGTAGAATACAGAGTATTGATATAAGACTAACGGCAAAAAACCTTAATATACTCTTATCAACAACTGTTAATAACCATTTATTTCAAATATAAAAAGTATCGGCTTATATTCTTATTGAATAAGCCATGTAAAAATATTTATATAAAAAAATGACTATTATATTATATATAGAAGATACTAATTACTAAATTATGGAGTCCAGTCCATTATATTTATGGTCGTTCAAACATATAAGATATATATATAATTTTATTGTTAAAACAAAGATATATAAAAATGGGAATAATGATAAAATTAAAAAAATAAAATTAATATATAATAATAATTTTAATCTCATAAATAAAATAAGACATATACATTTATTATGCGAAGAATATAATTTAAATTTAAGTGAATTAATTGATAATTTCAAGGACATCCATAATATTAATAATGAAATGAATTATAAAATTCAATTACAAAATTTATTAAGTAATCATCAAGAAAAAGAATGTGAAATTTGCTATTATAAAAAAGATTGTTATAAGTATTGGTTATGTTCTCATTATATATGTAAATTATGTTATGATAAATGGTATAAAAGTTGTCCATATTGTAGAACAGAACAAATAAATATGTATCAATTACCGACAATTGGTTCATATTATTTGTATCGTATAAAGGGTCGCAATGTATCTTATTTAATAATAATATTAGGTGAAGCATATGATGGTTATATATATAAATATACTGGTTATTATATATCGTTTGATAATTTAAGAAATCAAAAATTACAATTTAGGTTTGATATGAGTTTATTAACAATTGGTAAAATTATTTTAAAATTTCAAGATATATATGATAGTTTATTGAGAGATAAACTAAATTTTATGAAAATAGATGAAAAAAAAATAAAAGTTAAATTTTATGATTCTTATTATGAATATTGTGATATATAGTATAATAATATAGTATAATAATATAGTAAAATAATATATAATATATAATGTAATAATTATTTTTTTCTTGATATAATTAAAGATTATATACTAATTCGGTAATTATATTATAAATTTGAATAATATTTAGTTCGTTTAGTATGTTGTTCATTGATTACTGAAGAATATGCTATATATGAGTTATACAATATAGTTATTTTTTCTTGATATAATTGAAGATTATATACTAATTCGGTAATCATATTATAAATTTGAATTTTATGTTGAATAATATTTCCAGATGGATTATTATTTAAATTAATAATATATGTGTGAATATATGTCTGAATATATTGTATAATTTTTGATGAATAGAATGCATAAGTTAATCGTGTTTGAAATTCTTTAAAAATATTAGATGCAATATCATTTTGTATATGTTGATTTTGTAATTCTTGTAAAAGATGTTGAATAAAGTTATTACAAAATTTAATAATTTCTTTATTAGATTTAGTAATACATTCATATTTGCTTTGAATTAGTAATAGTCTGAAATTTACAACATTATATTCAGAATGTGTGAATTTCAGACTGTGAATAATTAGTTTTTTGAATTCATAAAGAGAATTAGTCATAAAATTTGTATAAAAATTAGGATTAAATTCTTTTTTAAATTCCATAATCATAACTGGCAATGTTTTACCATTCAAATAATCCATATAATCATTCAATGATAGAGAATCCATATTGTAATAATATTTGAATAAAAATGTATAATGTGTCTAAATAACTGTATCTTATAAAATTATATAAGAAGGTATTTTTAATCAAGTGGCTTAAAAAAAATTTGCGTATATATATATATATATATAAATTATCTTTATATAGTTATAAGAAATTAATTACAAATTCATCATTTTACGACCTTTATCATTAATATCTTTAAATTTTTTTAAATAATCTTTACTCATCAATAAATTATTAATATTTGATAAATTTTTCTTCCGATTCTCCATTTGTTGTTTTTCATATTGTTTTTCACGAGTATATACTGGATTATTATTTACAATTAATGAAGCTTCTTTCATATTTTGATGATGCTCATAATCGTCATTCAATATTTTTTTCTCTAATTGTTGCTGATGCATATTAGATACAACAATATTTTTCATTGAATTAGCATTTTGTTGAACTAATCTTTCTTGTATTTCATTTTCGCGTTTAATTGGTTGTTCATGTGTATATTGTAAATATGATTGCATTGGTTTATATTCTCTTTCAACATTATTATGGATATTAGAAGATTGATTTGTATGCATTTCATGTAAATTAGATACAGGATTATTATTAGTATTTACAGATGCAAAATTAGCAGTTGGGTTATTTACCAGTGGTTGTTCATTCATATTAATAATTCTATTATCATTAATTATACCGGTTCCAATAGTATTATTTACTACATCTTTTGACATAGGTGATGGCATTGCTGGTAATGCTAATTGACTTGTTTGACGCTTACTTTTAATATAATCTTCTAATGACGCAGTATTAAAATTTTGTAAATTATATTGAGCTTCATAATTGATACAATCTGATAATTTTTGTGGTCCATTATTAATAGTATATATAGAATTTTGTTCTAAATTTTTTAAAGTATTAAATTGTTTTACATCTTCAGGTTTCCAAGATATTAATAAAATACCAGGATGTCTATATACAATAACAAATCCATTACTTTTTAAATGAGTCATTACATGCGCAATACAATGATTATAATTATATATAGGTAATCCAATAACAAATTTCGGAACAGTCCATATAATTTCCCATTTATTATGTTTAACACCATCTCGTATTTTAGTATAACATTTTTCTAATATTACATTATAGTATTTACTTTTATCTTGTTTATCTTTCTTTTTTTGTTCATAAATTTCTAATATATTTAGTGCATTCATAATAATATTTTATTAAGTATATATTAGTATTATTTATTAGTTTTATTATTGTCTTATAATTATTATTATTATATTATTATTTAGATTTAATTATAAATAAAAAAAATATTAAATAGTTAAAAAATTATTTATGTATAATAGAGCTTATTAAACTTATAATTTCTTCTTTTCCAATAAAATCTGTTAATTTTTTTCTAGCATCATTATCTGATATATAATCAGTAGCTTTTATATTTGTTATAGTAATATTGTTTTTATAAGCATTTAACTTTTTATTATGTTCCTTGGTTCCTAAATATTGTCCTACATTTAATGCTATTTGACATATTTTTTGTAATGTTGGTCTATTACATAATTGTATTCTTAATAATTGAATTAAAAAATGATGCTGTTTTATCATATTATTATTAGTAAATTCACTTAATTTTATTATTTCATTAAATAATTTTTCATCCATTGGTTTCCAATAACTTGCAGTCCAAGTAGATGCATTATTAGGTTTTGATTTTTCTGCGAATATTTGTTTAAATTTTAACCAATATTGATGACCATCAAAATTACTATTCTCTAAATTATGTTTTTGTGATGCATATAATAGTAAACTAAATAAATCATTTATTGTTAATAATTCAGGTGTTTTAATATTATTTTTTAAACTATTACTTAAATTTAACATAAATATATTTTATTATTTATTATTATATTATATATATATTTTTTTTTATATTATTACACTTTCCAATTATTTGATAACCATTTTTTTTATATGATAATAACAAAAATATAGTTTAATTAGTTTGTTATTAGTCTTAAATAATTATATATATATATATATATATATATATATAAAAATAAAATGCCTTTTTATATTCAATATATTAAATATCGTTAGTAATAGTAATATGGAACAATTACGCCTTTGTGGTATATTTAATAGTGGTAATACATGTTATGTAAATACTGTTCTACAATGTTTTAAATCCATTAATCAAATAGAAGCATTATGTATTAATAAATATAATAAAACAAATAATGAACACGCAGAAGAAGATAAACAAACTATTATATATGATATGGGACATTGTTATAATTTAATGGTAAATAATATTGGAAAAGTTCTTAAACCATCAAATTTAATTAGAAAAATAGATGGCTATATTAAGACATTAAATCCAAATTTTAATATCAATTATCAAGGGGATATTCATGAAGTTCTAACTTATTTACTTGAAAAAATGATTAATGAAATAGGTGTTGATTGTTCTTCAAAAAAATTACAAACACAATTGCTGTCTAATATTATTAAATATAGAGAACAATATAATTTAGTAAATAAAAAATATGCAAGTTATACAGATAAATGCTTAGAACAATGGATGTGTGAATTTGGTCATAGATATTCACCATTGGTTGAATTAGTATTTAGACAAGATATTAAAATGATTAGTTGTTCAAATTTAGATTGTAAATATAGATCTATTAGTTTTGATAATTCAAGCGAATTAGAATTAGAATTACCATTTAATCCCCAATTAAAAAATATATCAATTTATGAATTAATTAATGAATATTTTGAAACAACTTATTTAAATACTGGTGGCGATAATAATATTGAATGGAAATGTGAGAAATGTAATCAAATAAATCCAAAATGTAAGAAACAACGATATATTTATAAATATCCTGAAATATTGATTATCAATATTAAAAGATTCAGTTTTATACCAAATAAAGGATTTATTAAAAATCCATTAGCAATTGATTTGGATAATGATATTATTGATTTTAATAAAATTATTAATATTCGATTAGATTATCAATATGAATTAAGGTCTATTGGAATGCATCAAGGAATATTACAAAAAGGACATTATTATACAGTTATTAAAAATAGAGCAAAAGATAAATCATATTTTGTAATAAATGATGAAACAATAATGCCTATTAATAAAATCAATAAACAAGATGCATATGTTCTTATATATGAATTAATTAAGAAATAATAATTGAATAAGTATAATTATATATACTATAAGTATAGCGATTTAAGACTAAAATATTGATATAATTTTTTTAAGGCTACAAAAAAAAATGCTTATTTACATATTGATTGTAGTTACCGTTGCCATTTTGGCACAAGTAATTTACCATGACTATTGATGATGTGGAAAAAGTCATACGCATTGGGTTGGATAAGGATGAAACCAATCTTGAAAATGCATATCAACTTCTGTATGATATGGACACAAAGACCCCCGATGCCCGATATTGGGTAGAACTAGAAGAGAGGCGTAATCGTCTTAAAAACAGTATTGCACAAAAAGAGCAGGCAGAGTTAGCCTTAAAATTTGTAATTGAATGCAAAAAATATCTAAAAGAGAAAAATCCTATGTCAATTACAGAATGGACATATCATCCGCAGTTCTGGGATACTATCACATATAACCCAGACGATGCAATACTTAGCATATACACATATATGAAAGAGGTTCTACCCACACCTACGGCTGCTACTGCAACCGCTGTTCACAACCCAGTTCCACTTTATGATGGTCTCACTGCATCCAAAGAGCTGATGAGTGTAGCGCATGTCTATTATAATGATTATAGCATCATTGCGGATGAGAGAGTTATCGTTGCATCATTAGATGGCAAAACGATAATTTCTGTTTTATATCCTCTCGACTTTTATCTAAACTTTCAAAGAGGGTTTCGGCGCATGTATGCAGAGTTTATGGCAAAAAAACTCCCCCCTGGTCGCACCCTTGAAGGAGTCACCGATCATGACCTGTACCATGACGTTGTGACAGTGTTCGTCGCACACTCGTACGATGACTTGCTAGATATGCTCCTACAACTCATTATTGGACCAAAATACTTGGTTAATATGCTCGTACGACTGATTAGTGCAGAGAACTAAAACTACAAAGATAACCAAAATTTTTTTTATTTTATTACATTTTAATACTTTTTGAAATTATTTATCTTTCTTATTCTTAATTTTATTAAATTTTATCTATATTTATATTATATAATTGTTGAATTTCGTAGTTGCCATTTTGGCACAAGGCAGATTCGAGCTCCCACAATGGGGGACATCGAGGATACATTACACGACCGCATTGTAGAAGCAGGAAACGAACTTGAGTGTCGTCGTGAGTGTTGTGCTGGTGCTTGTAACAACCAGCCAGGAATGTATGACCCCTCGACGATTGAACGCTTCTTGCGTAATGGTTATATCGTCTTGATTGCGTTCGTGAATGTCATTACGATTGACTTCTATGATTTGGTTGCTGAAAACCGCAAAATCTTGTTTATCCGCCCACGAACACAAACATACAATGATGAAATCTTGGCACGCCAGTTGATGGGGCGTGATAATTGTGTAAATTTGACTCCCACTGGCTGTGCTCTTCCTCGGGATACTCGCCCGACGGAATGCAATTGTTATATGGGATGTCGTACCAACCATCCCCTCGCAAATGCTTTCACGAAAAATGGGGGTGGTGTCAATGCGTGGGATACTCTAAACGGACGGCGACTTGTGAATATGCTGTTCAGGATGTGGAAAAATCAACACCCACATCATTATCAGGCAGCGTATGAACTTGATGAGTGGTTTGACTTACAAACCACTCTTCACCAAGTTTTGATGCTCGGGCTGGTTAGTGGTGGTTCCAGCTGTGCAGAAATGGTAGATTTTGCGGAAAATGTGCATCATCTGAATGCACAGGATGTCCGACCAATGTATGACAGCCTGTACCGAAGTTTGCGTCAGAGATGAACTCTACGACGACACACAGTTCATTGATTATCACTCACACTCCACTCACTGTCAAAACATCCACGCATTAAGCATTCACAAAAAAATTTTTTTATATAATAATAGAAATATAAGTATAAAAATAATATATTTATTTCCAATAAGAAGATGTAGATAAATTATTCAATAATTTAGTTAATAATTAATTTTTTAAATGATAAATTTCCATAATAACTTTCTACTGTGGTTTTTTATAAAATAGGACAACAGCAATTGTTTTTTTTTTCTTGTAAAAAATTGGATGTTCTTTTTTTATCTAATTTTTACTGACTTTTAAGATATTTAAAGCGCTATTTATACCGCATTCAAGTAAATACTAAAATTCGGATTTTCTGAATTTCTGAAAATCCGAATTGCCTTTTTATATCACAAATAATATATATATTATAAATAATAAGTATATAATTAATAAGTATATAATTAATAAGTATATAATTAATAAGTATATAATAAATAAAAATGAGTTTCAGTTATTTATCTGGTGACGGACAAACATTTAATAATTTCTATAGAGTAGATTGCTTAGTTCAAGATAATATTGATAATAATTATCAAGAAGTTCAAGATAAACATGTAAATCATAATATATCATCTATATCTACATATATGCGTTGTTTTATGAATAGAGATGTAGAAAGTAAATTATTCCATGATAGATATAAAGTTCGTTTTATAAATGACGCGGAATGTAATATGATAAAAGATAAATTAAATAAACATTTACAACCATTTGATAAAACACCATCACGAGGATTTCAATTTAGAGAACATAGTAAATTACGTCCAATAATAGACCAATGCGATATGGCAAATCATTTTTGCGAACATTGCAAAAATAGTAATCAAAAAAAAATAACATAATTATTTTTTTACATCAATAATAATATCATTATATATTATCATTAGATTACACAATAATTTTCTTAAATAATCACAAATAATATATAATTATTTATATAAAGAAATTTATAAATAAAAATATTTGTAATAATAAAAAATTTATGATTGAAATATTTATTTTTTATAAAAAAAATCTTTATATATAATAAATAAATATATATATTTAAATTATAATTTTAACCCGTTTCTCATTTAAATGACCTAATTAATTTTCTAATATTATATAAATGAAAAAACAAATAGGAAGGATTCCATTTTATATTGGCATTTTAATTATTCTACATCATTACATAAAACACAGAAAAGATAAAGGATTAAGTATTTTGAATAAATTTGTACAAATAAAGGATATCGATAATCATGAAACTTGGGCATTATTTTTTTTTGGAATTGGTATAGGAATGAGATTAAAATAGGGGATAATTTAGATGTTCTTAGACGTAATAATCCAGGCGCAACAGTCGAAGAGGTAATGGGGTTTTTACACCTTTGTGAAATTTAAATGCCGAGTAATCAGCAAAAAAAAACATAAAGGTTTTGTCTATTATGACAAGTAAAAACAACTGATGGATTATGTTTTTCCTAAATTTTTTTCATTATCATAGTAGGCAGCCGCCCTCCAAAAACATTAAAATAACTCCCCGAGAACCATCAGCTCCTCCATATTCTAATTCGGAGGAACACTCTCCTAATTTTACAGGTGGTAAAAGAAAACCAAAATCAAAACCAAAACCAAAATCAAAATCAAAATCAAAACCAAAATCAAAATCAAAATCAAAATCTAAAGTATAAAAATAATATTATTTTATTTATATATAAATAGTAATAATTACAAATAATATATAATTATTATTGTTTATATAAAGAAATTTATAAATAAAATATTTGTAATAATAAAAAATTTATTGCCGAAATATTTATTTTTTATAAAAAAAATATTTATAGTAAAAATATAATAAAAATCTTTATATATAATATGAATATTGAAACCGAGTTTATAAAAGACGAAAAAACTGAATTTCCATTTTTTAGCATAAAAATAAACTATAATAAACCAGTTATATGGTTTCAAATTGTTAAGATTACATCAGAAAAATATAATGTCAAAAATGATAAATATTTTGAAAAGTATCAAAATAGATTTATAAATAAAAATACATTTATTGATTCAAGCATCGACCCATCTTTTAACACATATCCATTTTATACAAGAGGTAATTATTTTGAAGACTTACCAAATTTTGGAAAACAAACAAATCTTAAGTGGATTGCAAAAGTTTATGCTGTAAAAGATAATAAAACATTGACATATTTAACTGGATATAAATGGGGTTTTGAAATTAAGAACGGTAATATATTATTGATAAATCCAATAAAATTAAATAAAACAAAAAATTTTGAAAAATACAGATTGATTATAAAAAATGAGCGTGTAAAATATGTAACCAATAGTAAAATTAAAACCAAAAATAAGACTAAAACAAAAATCAAAATCTAAAGTATAAAAATAATATTATTTTATTTATTTATAAATAGTAATAATTACAAATAATATATAATTATTATATGAATACATAATAAAATAAATTTTAAAATATAAATTTTATATTTTACATATTTAAGTAAATATTTATATAATATAATAATAATATAATAATAAAAATAATTTATACTACATAATAAGAATATGATACCTGTATATATTTTTTTAGCTTTAACAGGTGTAGGTTATTATTTATCCAATACTGCAAAACATGAAGATGAAAATATAAAAGTTAGTAAAAATGATATCGCAAATGTATATAAACAAAAAATGATGAAAATGGCTCAAAAAATAACTCAAGAAAAAGCTAATAAAGTAGTTGGAGATTTTCATAGAAATAATAATGCTGCTCGTAATACTGAAAATGCTGAACCAGTAAAAATGGTTAGTGAGCTTTCAGGACAAGTTCTTGAAAATTTTAGTCATAATAATACGCAACCTTTTTTTAAAGGTAATCGTTCAAACGAACAATATCAGAAAGATGGTTTTATTAATAAATTAGAAATAGCAACTGGTATGGTTCCATTTTATCGTCCAAAAGAAGCAGTTCCAACAATGTTTAAACCTGAAGATAATGTTCAGGAAATAGCTGGTAATAAAGTTAATTTAGATTCAAAACAAAAATATTATTTGCAATCACGCACTAAAAATGGTGAAAAACCATTTCAAGAACAACGTATTGGACCAGGATTAGGAGAGGAAGATACTCTTGGTGGCCATGGAGGATTAAATGCAGCCAACTATAATCGTGAAACATTCTTAGGTCGTTATAAAGATGCAAGTGAACTTCGTGTTGCCACTAATCCTAAAACTACATATGATGCGCGTAATGTTGATGGTATTCGGGAACAATTATTTAATACTGACGGCTTAGGGAAAGTTTGTAAAAATCGTCCAGAATTAGAAGAAGAACATGGTGATAAGCGTTTATTCGTTACTACTGGTGCATTTACAGGACATGAGAATTATCCGGAATATATTGTTCGTGATACAGATAAAGAAAATTTTGCAGTTGAATATACGGGGATTGCTGGTAATAAATCACAGCAAAAATATGTTGATGGAGAATATCAATTTAATAATATTAATCAATTGAGTGATTTTGGCATCCGTAATGCTACATTAAATGATTATGGTAAAGGTGCTGATTTTGACTATGGTAAAAGTAATATTGTGATTTATACAAATGAAAGAAGTGAAACAACATGTAAAACTCATAGAACTAATTTTACAACATATGTAAAAGCATTAACTGCACCATTGCTTGATATAATGCGTGCATCTAATAAAGAATATTTTGTTCAAAATCCACGCGTAAATGGTATTATATCAGCTAATATGCCAAAGAAGATGACAGTATATGATCCAAATGATATTGCACGAACAACTATTAAGGAAACACTTATTCATGATACAGTTAAGAATAATCTTACTGGAAATGAAAAAGGACAAGTATATCAGATGGATGATGCAAAAACAACTCTTCGTGAAACACTTGAAGACCAATATCATCCTAATATTCAAGGTCCAGATAAATCATATGTATATGACCCCGAAGATGTCGCGCGAACAACTATGAAGGAAACAATTATTGACGATGAACGCGAATTTGGTAATATTAATGCTCGTGAGAAAGAAGGTTTAGGTTATTTAACAAATAATAAGGAAATGAGATATACAATGCGTCAAGAAGCATTTAAAGAATATGGTGGTATTGGTGACGGTGAGCATATGGGTGGTGATGGATATAAGACAGCACCAACTGATTTAAAGAAAACCCAAAAAGCATATATTTCGAATAATGAACATTATGGACCAGGACAAGATTATCTTGGCAAACCAATGAAACAAGATAAATATAGATGTATTGAAACATCTGATGCAAAAGAAAAATCACTTATTAGACCTGAGCGAATGGGTTCAGGAGTTAAAGTTGTTGGTGGAAAGGATAAATTTAAACCTACTTCATTACGAAATAGTTGTTTATCACAACAAGCACCACGAGCAACACAAAATCCCGGGAAAGTATGGCAATCTATACCTGATGCACCGAGCTTTGTTAATTATACACAATGCCGCGATGATAATGATAAGAATGCATATAGAAATGTGCTTGATGTGAAGGTTGGCGATATTATAGCAAGAAATCCATTAGCAATAAGCATTACTGATAATTTACATTAAAAATAAATAAAAATGATAGTTATATAAATTAAATAATTTTTTTTTATAATAATATTATAATAAATAAATAATTTAAATTAATAATAAAATTAAAATGTCAGAGAGTTATATGCCACAACAAAAACCAATCGAAAATAACGATATGTTAAGAGAAATTGTGAGACAATGGATAAGTGGAGAAAATAGGGCGGAACTTACAGAAGAATATGGTCATATTTCTGAATGGAATACAAGCGAGATTACTAGTATGAGAACGTTATTTCGAGAAACAAACTTCAATGAAGATATAAGTAATTGGGATGTAAGAAAGGTGGAAAATATGTCAGAAATGTTTGCATTTAATAGAAGTTTTAATAAAAATTTATCTAATTGGGATGTAAAAAAAGTAAGAAATATGAATAATATGTTTAACATGGCCGTAAAATTTAACAATGGACAACAAAATAATTCAAAAAATACTTCTAGTATTTCTACTTTTACACGAACAAAATATAGGCCTGTATTTAATACATTAAATAAACAAAAAACTTTAAGGTTTTCTCCTGATACTCAAGAGATTATAACACAATATCTAAATACTAATTCAGAACTTAATTGGGAATTACACAAGGAAGTGTCAATGAAAAATATGTTTTGGGGGGCTAAAAATTTTAAAACTAAATTAAATTTTACGTTTGCGAGTGGTGGTGGTGTGGGAGGTGACAATGATATTACAGATATGTTTGCTGGATGTTTTATATCATATGAGGATATAAAAAATTTTTTAACTAGTCTAAATATAAATAAAGATAACTATACTAAAATAATCGGCGAATTATATGGTGTTATGGGAGAAAGAATTTATATAACAGATGATGAATTAAATGAACAATGGCTTTTGCATCGTAATAATATAATAGAGGCCATACAACAAAATTATAAACAAAATATGAATGGTGGTAAAAAAATACGTAAACCTAAAACAGCACCAAAACCTAAAACAGCATCAAAACCTAAAACATCATCTAAACCTAAAACATCATCTAAACCTAAAACATCACCACAACACAAAACAGCATCAAAACCTAAAACAGCATCAAAA